TGCACCAGTTTTGAGGGCGGCACTTGCCGCCCTTATTTTTTTGTGTATAATAGAACAAACCTGACAGTTGCATAATGCATCTGACTATAGCCCATACAGGAGATTTACATGGCTAATACAACCTTTAAAGGAACCGTCCGAGCGGAAGGTGGCCTTCAACAAATAACAACAAATACTTCAACAGGCGCCGAAACAACTAATACAAGTATTGATTCTAGCGGTAATACCTCTGTAGGTGGAACACTAGGTGTAACGGGTGCAACTACTTTATCAAGCACTGTAGGAGTAGCGGGTGCTTTAACAAGATTAACACCAGAAAACATTATAGATTGGGATTACATTTCATGCCCAACTCCTGTTGTTTCAAATCTTACAGGAGCAGGTGGAGCTGACGGAGTAATGGCAGACGGTGAATTATTCAGTATGCTTTTCCCTGGGAAAAATGGCCAAGTAACGCCTGTTCAAGGAAGTATAATTGGAGCGCACACAGTTGCTGCAGGTGGCTTTATGGTAGAAGGCACAATTCCAACAACAGATACAAATGGCACCTCCGCAGGTTTAAACCTTCAAGGTGATGCTGCAACAGGCGATAACACAGGTATGGAACTTGTATTTGGTGGAACACAGCATGGTGGAAACGCTTCATGTACTATTGGTACACATGGATTGGTTTTTGATGCAACATTTAACAGTGCTGACTTTACGGACCAAGATTGTGTTGCAATCGGATTTAGAAAAGCAGAAGAGTTTCAAACAGGACATCAGCCTATCATAGCAGCGGCATCAGGTGATGCTGTTTATACAGACTATGTAGCTTTTGGTGTACTGTCACCAGATGATGTTCAAATATCAACTAGACTTAATGATGGCACAACAGCACATGTGGACTCAACTCAAGCAACCGCAGCGAGTGGTAATCATAGATTTCAAGTTACGGTAACTTCTGCTGGTGTTGTAACATTTGCTCATATTGGTGCGGCTGCTATGAGTGCAGGTACTTTAGCAGCACCAAGCACAACAAAAGCATTTACTTTTGACAGTGGTGATGTGGTAGTTCCTTATTTAAGTATTTTAAGTACAAATGCAGATTCTGCGATACATTTAAAAGCTGTTAAGATAACTCGTACACCTGGAATTAGTTACACTGACTAAGAACTTTAGTGGGGGTTAATTACCCCCACCTTTTTATAAGGAGATAAATATGGCAGGAGCTATTTCAGATGTAAAAGCAGTCTTCATAAGTGATGAGGTTGCAGCAGATGATAATTTTATAGTTACCGCAGCAAGACCTAATACGACAGCAACATTAGCAAATGCATCTTTTGCTTCTGGTGGTGCTAGGGTTTTATCAGTAACAACCGCTGGAACAAGCGATAATGGAAAAACAAACACTATTGTTGGCACAGATGTTTTTGATCAAGTTCTAACAGAAGTAATAACTTCTACTGGTTCAGCTGAAGCTGTTAGTGGTGCCTCATTATTTAAGACAATTACTTCCATTACAAGTTCTGCTCAATTTGCAGGTAATATAGTAGTTGGTTCTATTGGAAATGTAGCGGCACAAGCAGTTGGAGGTGGTGGCAGAGTTCGATTAAAAGGATTTTCAATCGTATCTGGCGGAACAGCAGGTGTTATTGAATTTATTGACGGTACTCCAGAATCAGGCACAGTATTGTTTAAATCAAGAACAATAGGTACGGATAATACAACACTTGATAGAACAATACCTCAAAACGGTGTTTTATTTGAGGATGGTCTTAGTATTAGATACAATGTCGGTACAATAGATATGATGACATTTTTCTTCGCATAGGAGTAGAAATGTCTGAAAAAGGAACTATGAAGGGTCACACGATAAAAGGAGGTCATAAAAGATCTACTAAATCGGGTGCAGGTATGACTAAAAAGGGTGTTGCCAAGTATAGAAGAGATAACCCTGGAAGTAAGCTAAAAACAGCTGTAACAGGGAAAGTAAAAAAAGGAAGCGCAGCGGCTAAGAGAAGAAAATCATATTGTGCTAGAAGTGCAGGACAAATGAAGAAATTCCCTAAAGCAGCTAAAGATCCAAATAGTCGTTTACGACAAGCTAGAAGAAGGTGGAAGTGTTAAGATGGCCACAATAAAAGAAAAAGACTTTTTGCATTCTTTAGATAAAAGAACTGCTATCTTGGAAGAAATCTTGATTAGATTAGAAACAAATCATTTAACTCACATGCAGAAAGACATCGATAAATTAGATGTTAAAATATGGGCTCTTATTGCGGGTATTGCTATTCAGTTAGCCGCCACTATAATAGCTTTAATAACTTTATACGGAGGATAACATGGGTGCTGGACTATATGCTAATATTCACGCAAAGAAAAAAAGAATCGCTGCAGGATCAAAAGAAAAAATGAGAAAGCCAGGATCTAAAGGGGCTCCTACTGCCGCTAACTTTAAAAGAGCGGCTAAAACTGCAAAAAAACCAAAAAAGGCATAAGATATGGCTTCATCTAATTCTACAAACTTCGAGCCAGATGCCGCTGAATATGTTGAAGAAGCCTATGAGAGATGCGGATTAGAAGTTCGTACAGGATATGATTTAGCTACTGCTCGAAGATCTTTAAATTTAATGTTTGCTGAATGGGCGAACAGAGGGTTAAATCAATGGACTATTACTCAAAGAACGCAGGCTTTAACATCAGGTGATAGAGAGTATGATTTAGGTACAGACGTAATAGATATACTTAACATCGTGGTTAGGCGTTCTAACACAGATTTTTCTATGACAAGAGTCAGTCGATCGGATGAGTTGTCTATTCCTAACAAAACAACTACGGGAAGACCTAGTCAATTCTTTTTAGATAGGCAAATAACACCTAACTTAAAGATTTGGCCTGTTCCAGAAAACAGCACGGATGTAATACATTATGATGCTTTAACAAGAATAGAAGATGTAGATGCTCAAATTAATAATATGGATGTTCCTTTTAGATTTTATCCTTGTTTAGCTGCTGGGCTTGCTTATTATATTTCTTTAAAAAAAGCACCTCAACGAACTCAAATGCTTAAAGCAATTTATGAAGAAGAATTTGAAAGAGCTATAGGAGAAGACAGAGATCGTTCAAGTTTTAGTGTAACGCCTCAATATGCGTATTTAAGGTCCAATTAATGAGTAGATTTGCTACAGGAAAAAACGCATACGGTATATCAGACCGTTCTGGCATGAAATATCGTCATCGTGATTTAAAAAAAGAATGGAATGGATCCTTAGTGGGACCAGACGAGTTTGAGGCTAAACATCCTCAATTAGGACCTTTCAGGTCTGTTTCGGACCCTGAAGCTATAAAAGATGCAAGACCTAGCCGAACAGAAAATCCTGTAGAAGTTCTTTTGAAGTTAAATCCTTTTACGTCTAGTGCCGCCAGCTCAGGCATTATTACTGTGCAAGAAGGAGGACATGGTAGATCTACAAGTGACACTGTGAGATTTAGAACTGTAGCGGGTTTTGATGGTTTTACAAAAACAATTATAGAACAATCTGCAGGATACAGTATTACGGTTGTGACTACAGATACATATACATTTACAGCTAATGGACAAACGGCTACAGTAGGTAATATTATAGGAGGTGGTAGTCGAGCCACGGCGGGACCAACAACGGTGAGTGCATAATATGAGTTTTACTTTTGCAACATTAAAAACAGCTATTCAAGATTATACGGACAATGCAGAAGCTACCTTTGTCACTAATTTACCTAATTTTATAAAAGCAGCTGAAGATAGAATATTTGAATCTGTAGATTTAGAGTATTTTAGAAAAAATGTAACAAGTGCTATGACAGCCTCTGATCAATTTTTATCTGTTCCAGAAGATTTACTAGCTGTGTTTTCTTTACAGATAACAACTAGTGGCTCGGAAAGTTTTTTATTACAAAAAGATGTTAATTATTTAAGAGAATATACACCTAATGCGTCCACAACGGGAGTTCCTAAGTATTATGCAGTATTTAGTGTGGAACATTTTTTAATAGCTCCTACTCCGAACTCAGCGTATACAGTTGAATTACATTATTATTATAGGCCTACCAGCTTGGTAGATTCTGGTTCTGATACAACGTGGGTTAGTGCAAATGCTCCGAATGTTTTACTTTATGGAGCTTTGTTTGAGGCGTACACTTTTATGAAGGGTGAGCAGGATGTTATTGCTTTATATGAAAAAAGATTTATGGATGGATTAGCTCGATTAAAAGATTTAGGAGAAGCCAGAGAGAATTACGATGCTTATAGAACAGGCTTACCCGCTAGACCAAGGACTTAAGATATGGCATTAGTTTTAGCCGATAGAATTAAAGAAACCACGAGTACAACGGGAACAAGCACTTATGTTTTAGCGGGTGCAGAGAATGGTTTTGAAGCATTTTCCGTAATAGGTAATTCTAATACAACTTATTATTGTTGCACGGACGGTGTTGACTTTGAAATAGGTCTTGGAACATATACGTTATCAGGAACAACATTAGCTAGAACAACTGTATTGCAGTCTAGTAATAGTGATTCGGAAGTTAGCTGGGCGAATGGAACAAGAACTATATTCTGCACACAACCAGCCGAAAAAGCTGTTTTTCTTGATGCTACTGGTAATATGCCTATTACTAATAGTGCTTCGGTTGGAGGATCTTTAACTGTAACTGGTGACGGAACTTTTGGCGGAACATTAGGTGTTACAGGTGCTACAACCCTTGGTGGTTTAGTTACAGCTAACGCAAAAATAGATTTAAATGGTACAGAATTAATACTTGATGCAGATGCAGACACTTCTATCACAGCAGATACTGACGATCAAATTGATATAAGGGTTGCTGGTGCAGATCAAATTACAATAAAAGATGGAGCAATGTCTCCTGTTACAGATTCTGACATAGATTTAGGTACTACTTCTTTACGTTACAAAGATGCTTTTATTGATACAGTTACCACAACAGGAAATATTACTATTGGTGGGGATCTAACTGTAACTGGTGACGATATAACTATGGCTACAAATACAGCTGGTCATTTACTTATTGCAGATGGTACAAACTTTAATCCTACAGCGGTAGGAGATTTACAAAGTATATCTACAGTAGCAAGTGGAGATGTTTTCTTAGCAGTTGATGCTTCAGGTGGTGGACTAAAACAAATTACAAGAAGTGCGGTTGTAGCAGGACTTGCTACATCAAGTGCTATATCTAACATATCAGAAGATGACACACCACAGTTAGGTGGTAATTTAGATTTGAATGGCTCTGATATTGTAACTACATCAAATGCTACATTAGATTTAGCACCGAATGGCACAGGCACAGTTGTTGTTAGAGGGAATACTAATTCAGGTGCTATAGTATTTAACTGTGAATCAAACACACATGGGCAGACAGTTATTGCACAACCACATTCTGCCAGTGTAACAAACACTATGTTACTTCCAGCAGGTGCTAACTCAACTCTTGTATCTCTTGTGTCTGCCGATACATTAACAAACAAAACACTTACTACACCAACTTTGACAGGAACTTCTGTAGTAGCAAGTCTTGATATATCTGGAGACATCGATGTAGATGGTACTACAAATTTAGATGTAGTCGATATTGATGGTGCAGTTAACATAG